GCAGCGGCTGCACACCTTACGTTCTACACCGTCCACCATCACCCGGTTCCTCGGTTTCCGCTTCACTATCTCGCACGGGCCGCATTCGGATGCACCGTACTTTCGGCAATAGGCAAGGGAATGCTTGACACATTTCGCGAAAGAGGTGCAATCGGAGCGGGGGACTGTCTGATGAACATTCATACTGCATCATCCAATAAGTCAAACAACGTGGGCGCGCTCACTTCCATTTCTGCTTCATACAAGTATGAAAGGCTGTCTTTCCAGTAATCGTAATTCAGTTCAGTAGATAATCCTTTACGTCCTAAATTAACAGCACAATAAGGAACGGTTCCGATACCACCGAATGGGTCGAATACCAGTTCACCCTTATTTGAATACCGTTCAATCAGTCTTTCAACAATATCCAGCTGAAGTGGGCAGATGTGGTTCTGCCGTTTCTTCTGCGACTGTCTCGTATTGAGTGTGCGCATTCGGGTTACATCATCCCATATCCAGGGCTTCTTGCTTACCGGGTCAACAGCCATGAACGTTTTAGGCAGCTTTCCGTAGGCTTCCAATTCCTCAGCGAATGATACATGTTCCTCGTAGTTATATATATGCTCGCGTTCATAATTCCTGAACAAATGGCGTATTTTATCAATACCGGCACCTTTCATATCCTCGTAACTCAACAGAGAGTTACCAGAAGATTTCCAGCTTGCATGAGCATCTATCTGCCAACGGGCAAGCGAGTATTCACTCTTGTTTTTTACCACCGGAAAATCGGCATAGGCTCGTGAGGTATCAGAAGGAAGCTTGCGGAAAAGAAGGACATACTCAGGACAACCGATACCCATCTTTGAACCGTCCTTACACATTTCAGTATAGCCAAGTCGGTAAGTCTGGTTATTCTCCCTCACTACATCCGTATCCACTGTTATACGCCCCATGTAGCGGAACCCGTGTTTCATGTAGTGGAATACAGTCATTTCACTGAACGGGTCGATGGTAGGCATACCGTCACCTGTGGCATTGCCGAACAGTACGCGGTCTTTCACATGGATACAAGCCAACCGGCCAGGCTTCAATATGCGCATCAATTCAGGAGTAAGGTAATCCATCTGCTCAAAGAACTTGCTATTGTCCTCATTATGCCCGAAGTCATTATAGGTCGGAGTGTACTCATAGTGGTTGGAGAACGGGATGCTGGTTACAATCAGGTCTACTGAATTATTTTCCATTTTCTGACATTCAAGAACATTGTCGTTATTTATGGCCCTCCAAAGTTTACCGGATTTCTCTTCCCGGCTGGCGAACATCCACCGCATCATCTTTTCCTCAGCCTGCAAACCGAACAAACCGTTCTCGCGGACTATATCGGTCATCTTGGCTACCATTTGGCAGTGTTGCGCCCACTTCTGCATGAAGCTTTTGTATATCTCTCCCTCGCTTTCCGCATAGACCAGATAAAGGTCAACCGGATGCTGCTGCATAAATCGGTAGATACGGGCTATTGCCTGGAATTTGTCATTGAAACGGTAGTCGATGAACATGATTGCCTTGTGGCAGTGGTACTGGAAGTTCAAACCCTCACCAAGCATTTCAGGTTTGGCGGCCAGATATTTCAGACGTCCGTCTTTGAAATCCGCTATCACCTTGTCCGCTTCATCATCATCCTGCGAACCATATACAGCCTTACATCCGGGGATGGCGTCACATAATGCCTTCCGTTCATTTTCCAAGTCATGCCATAAAAGGAAATGGTCGTCCTTGTTTTCAGGACGGTTAATGATTTCCACCACACGGGCAATCTTTTCCTGCATGTTGTCCCGGCGTTCTTTCGCTGCGTCGGCAAGACCGAGAGCAGCCTCACGAAACATCTTCACTTGTCCGTCACGGTCGGCTCCGGCAGTGGAGTTATCCACACTAACCACTTCCTCATGTACACGCAGTTCAGGCAGTTCATATCCTATATCGGGATAACCGAGGTCGGACGGTTTAGTGAGGAACAACGCCCATGTACTTACCCAAAACCAGAACTCCTTTTCCTTATGCGGGTAAAGAGTAAGATTATTTGCCTTCGTGCTGTCACGCTGAAAAAAACGGGTAAGCGCCTGCCCTGTATCCATCACACCGAGATAACCGGCATAATGTATCAATTCCTTGTATCTATTAGGTGATGGTGTGGCAGTAGCGACAAACCTGTACGGTACTTCTGCAAACAAGGGAAGAAACTCCTGATAGGTCTTAGTACCAAAACCACGCAGTACACTCGCTTCATCCAATGATGTTACGGCAAAGTAGGAAGGTTCTATTCTCGCCCCGTCTTCACCGTCGCGCACACGCTCATAGTTCGTAACCATGATGTCAGTCGGGCATATCATCACATCAGCCATAGTTCGTACATAGGTCACTTTCATGTGCAGATGTTGTTCCGCTTGTGTAAGGAACTCAACTACTACACGCTTGGGACATACTATCAGCCCTTTGCCACCTTTGTGTTTCAGAACTACCCGAAGTATCTCCAACTGGGTTACGGTTTTCTGCATACCGAAACTGGAGAATATGGCACGGCAACCGCCGGACACCGCCCAGCGGACTGTATCTTTCACATGGGGATATAACGACGGTGTCAGTTCATCCGGACTGACCTCGAACCCGGTCTGATGACTGATGGCCATCTTGTCTTTCAGAAATTCTATATATTCTTTCATTATGCTATTTCTTTCAATAATTTCATTGTTTCACTTCTTTAGGTTTCCAATCAGACGGTAATTTTGCCCACTCGCGGAACTTGGCGTCGAAGTCGTCCATGTCCCTGAACATATCCATCTTCGATTTCTCTGTCTCTACGAGTGAGGAGAATTCCAGAAAGTACAAATCTGCGCTTTTAACGAAATTGTTGTGCAGCTTCTTCAAGTCTCCAAGCAGAAGACCGTTTTCAGCCATTAAATCGCTTGCTTCTTCCACCAAACTGTTGGCTTTACAGTTCAGCAGGTGTGCAGCGGATAGCAACATGTTCATTCTGTCAATGCTACCATTGGCTACGGCGGCGTCAATTAGTTGTTTTCTTGGTTTCATAATATAATTTTATTTGCAACTCAAATAAATTAAAACGGCAACTTTATTGAAGAATGAACAATAGGGCTATCTTGTATTGATTTCCTTCCAAAATCATATTTTCGGAAACAGGTTTGTATTCTATAATAATACTTTTCTGACAAAAAAGGGTAGATATTTTCTTCATTGCTCTTAGTTTTATTGGTTCTTTTATTTGATGTAAAGTTATCTTATTTTTATTTGTTTTCCAAATAAACATTTCTTATTGTTTTATGCTTTAACTTAGTATAACTGTCATTTTCTACGACTGTCACCAAGCAGGGGAATGACATTAAAACTTTTGAATCTGTCTACCAGCCGCTCACCAAAGCGGGCTTTGAACTCCTTAACGGTAAGGTTACTCGTGATGTGGTATTTCTTAAAGTGTGACTGGTAAATTTCATATCGGGCATACAAAAATTCGTCTATTACGCTGTCAAGACTTGTACCGTAACTTTTCTGATTCTCCGTTTCCAGTCCGATGTCATTAATGCAGACGTTGAACGGATTTCCGCCCATTGGCCCCTTCTCGGCTGTTTCATTGTAGGTGAAACGGTCTATATGTCCGTGAATCTTGTAATAGTTCATCATCTCTGTAACAGACAGATTACAAAACATATTCGGGTTATGCGTCAATTTCAGGTAATCTGAAAATATTTGCATAATGAGTGTTTTTCCAGTGCCAGGGTCTCCGATGATAAGCAGGTTCTTGTGGATTTTATATCCGCGGTCAGGGAAAATGCCCTCTGCAAGCCTGCAATCATTGAAGTAATAAACAAGGAACCTGAGTACGTCGCGGTTGTAATTGTCTACACAGAACTCACGGAATTCCCGCCCCATATAGTTGTCGCCAAGTTTCTCAATCAGGGCGCAGTGATGGTCAAACTCACAATAGTCGGACAGGTCGTATTCAGAAATGTCCCGAATAATCCTTGCGTGCGTCTGTAGAATCCGGGATATGTCCATTTCGCCGAGCTTCTTTTTCCGTTCCCTGTTTTGAAGCTCCTGAATGCGTTCTGAAAGCTGTTGCTCCTCTTGTGTCATTGTCTTTCTGTTTTTTAAGTTCTATTTTCAGCCAGTTTGAAAAATGGGATGTCGCATCAGATACTGATTTCCTTTCTATACCACGGTTCTGTAACTCCATAAAATACCTGCCTATATACTCCCTGCATACGTCCTCGGTAAAGAAAGAGTAGCCTACGGAATGTACATTCATTGATAGCTGGTTTATCCAACTTTGATTGGCAAGTAATTCTCTACGACATTCCGTAAGATTTAAATCTTGCTCAAAATTGGAGTTTACAGGATTACCATCTAAAATTCCATCTCGTGCGTTAGAGAGAGAATTATTAATATCAGGTACATTATCAGGTACATTATAGTTAGTGTTGTTATCATTTGTTAGTTTTGTTACATCTTGATAACTTGTGTTAGCTTTGTTATCATTTGTTGATTTTTCGCCAGAATACCGATTTGCCATACCTTTTTTGCCAGCTTCACGTCTTTTCTCGACAAGACTGTTATATTTGTCATTATTGGAATCGATTTGCTTCTTTATGAAGGAAAATGCCATCTTAGCCAACGGTTTCAGCTCCGATAGCGTCCCCGATGCAACATACTCAATAATCGCATCGTACACTTCAAGTCTGACCTCCGCGGGATATTCCATCAGCACTTCCTGCCATTCGATATAGAAAACAAACGATTTCTTTTTTGTGTCACTCATATTGTTGATAATCAAATGATTGCATGCAGCAAAGTTAACTTTAAATTAATAGATGTACAAATATATCCATCTTGTTATCAGCTACTTAAACATTGTTTATCAATATCCAGTCTTGGTGAGCCGAAGCGATTCTTTCTCGAAGCTGAGAAGTGTTCGTAGCGCATCAAGTTGATGTACACATGAGGCGTTAAGCCTGTCCAGTTTGTCTACCAAAAACGCTTCGTCTTCGGCAATACTGTCGAGTAGAGCATTCTGTATTTTAGCAGAAAGGCAATTCTCTTTGGCTATTCGAATGATTGTATTCTGTATTTCATCCGACTTTTTCTTGCGAAGCATTTTCTTTGCATTAGCAAGCATTTCACCGGTACGCATCATATATACCATTATTGTTGATATGCGTTCCTGAATTTCTTGCGGATTATTAGAGCAAGCGATGTTCAGGTAATCGCTAATTTCCTTTATTTCCTGTTCCATGATTATACATCGTTTAAATAATCTGTTACAACTCTCATAAATTCATCCGAAGACCGGCAGACTACATATTTGTTTCCGGCGGCTTCACATTCTTTCTGCCATTCTTTTTGTGCAGGTCTTTGGTATTCACCAGGCTTTTTCATTTCCACACACAAAGCTCCATAGAAGCGGTTGCTTTTTAAAAGGATTAAATCGGCAACGCCGGGGAGCATCCCTTCATCTTTCATATATGCTCCGTTCCTTGCGCTTCTTCTGGCTGCGTTCGGAACAGCAAACAGCATATCTTTCAGTTTGGGGTATTTCAATCTAAACCACTTTACACAAGCACACTGTATCCTATGCTCATCGTTTGCCGGCTTTTTGTATGATTTAGCTTTGGATGCAAGTTTAATCATCTCCTCGTATGTCATCGCTTTCTTTGTCTTGTGGGGTTACTACTGTATCTTTTCCGGTCTTGTCAACTACGACCTGCTTTCCTCCTACGGTAATGGTTGTCTTGCAGCCTTCCGGGAGTGACTGAATGAAATTACGAACAACGGGAGAGTTGGCGTTTTCTCCAATGGAATCAATAGTCCGCTCTTCTGCGCTGTACGGATATACATCCATAATAGCAGTTTCCGCTACCGATGCAATTTGATAGTCGGCCATTGTGCCTTTCATGCCCTCATCCAGTTTCTTCACTGCATCACGCAGGTCGGCAGCCTGTACCAGTACTTGAGTGGAAGTCTTTTTTTCAGCACCGCTTTTTTCATCCAAAGTGATGAAAATAAGTTTGCATTTGAACCAGCGGTCGGCAGCTTCCTCTTCGCTGGGGAACAATTCGCTGTAGTTGGCACGTTTGATGTCAGATACAGTGAACTCACCGCTGATGTACGGAGTCATCTCTTCGATGATGCGGGCTTCCGCTTCCGTAAAGCTGAGCGCGTCAACCAAATAGGGTTCCGTTACTTTCTTGTTCATTCCGTTATCCATTGTCTTTTCATAACGGATTTTACATTCAAACCATGTATGTAGCATAATTAATCCTCCTCTTCTTGTATAATTCTACTGATTAAATTCTTTCTCCATCCTTGAATAAATCCATTCTTGTCAATATTCATAATGATGTAGTCGCCATATCCTTCATCTTCCGGGCACATGATGGATGGAACGTAACCCTCATGCTCAACAATGATGTTGCCATCTTTATCAGTAACTGTATAAATGCCATCATCGCATACCTTATAGTGAACTTGTGCGGTAAAACCTTTTTTCCAATTAGTGATAACTCCATTGTCGATGTCGATAATAGGTCGCCAGCGGTATTCATTATCGGCATGGATAAATTCAGCACAAGGAATAGTTGGCGGATTTTCAGAATCACTAACTCCGTTTACTTCTGCATCTTCCCAATAGCGGACACCTGCATCTACTTTCAGGTAGACCGCCTCAAACTCGGTCGGTTTGCTGATTGTAATTTTCATTGTTCTATTTTCTTTTGAATTTTCTTTATCATGTTTCTGAATTGCCTTGCCTTATCTGCTTCGCAAGGTTTGGTAGCGGTTTTGTCTATCAGATTTGCACCATATTCAAGCATTCTGACAATGGAATTTAAATCTGTATTGCATAGGGTATCTGCAAGTTCAATCTTGTCGAAATCAATATTATTATCATTCATGAAGTCGCCAAGAGCGATTATGTTTTCACGAGTTGTGGTAACAGTAAAAGTTCTCGTCAGAAACTCCGGTTCCAGGGCTTTGGCTTGCTCGACAAAGGCAGGTGGTTCATTGGTGACATGCTGTCTGGTTCTTGCAAATGGATTGACTGAATTCTGCTTGGCCTGTTCCGCTTCCTCTTTCATTCGGGCTTCTTCGGCGGCTTTCTTTTCATGTTCAGCCTTGATTCGCGCTTCTTCTGCTGCTTTGGCACGCTCACGCTGTTCCTTTAGGCGGTTGGCATACTGGATAGTAGATGCGATATTGAGCGTATCCATATAATAAGTACGGAGGACATCGAAATCCTCACCAAACCCCTTCAGCGTGGAGAGTTCGTTTTCAACCTTAGCAAATATGGCATCAATATCAGAACATGCACTTCTATAACTTATGGATTTGTTGAGCCACTCCGGTTTAAATACCTTGTTGAAGTCCACAAGGTTTGCATTCATACCGTCAAAGTAAGCTTTGATAGTGGCTTTCTTCTTGTCCTTGTATTGCTGCTCGTTCTGTTTGACTACTGTGTCAATCTTGGCGGAGCACTCGCCGATGAGTTTCACGGTTTCATTTACAATGTCCTTGAACTCCCCGAAAGGTTTCATAAATTCTTTTTCAATTTCAAGACGTTTGGCATTGAGTGCTTTTGCCGCCTTGTTGAGAGCTGCCTTGTCTTTCTTCGCTTGGTCGATATTCTCATCGTTATAATTGGAAATATCATACATTGGCAAAGCTGCTTTTACCATATCTCTGATTTGAATTGCATTGGTAGTAAGACTGCCTAATGTTTTTTCACTTACGACCAGTTCGAGGTCAGTTTCTTGGATTGCTAATTGTGTATCCATTTCTCTACATTTTTATTAGTCCCATCCACCGCTATTGTACATAGACAAATCGGCAGAATCTAAATTCGTTTTCTGAATAGCTTCTAAAAGCCTTTTCTTAGTTTCCAGGCACATATTGTAGCCATATCCTTTATATCGGTATGTGCGTTCCCATGTGCTGATTGGGAAAGGAATATTTTCATCAATAACCAGCCTTTTCATGTGAAGATGCTCGAAGAAATTTTCGTGGTGGAGCAAGCGATATTCATAACCGACTATTTCTTTGGATAAAAAAGGAATATCATCATCGTTGTTGTATTGTGGCTTCTTGAAATAAGCCATTTTGGCAACGGTAAAATCAAAACTTCTAAGTATTTCCTCTGGTGTGCCAAATTCGGATTCGATAAACTCAACCCAAACCTTTTCACCATCTTTCTGAAAGGCGCAAACCTTTTCATTTCGATATTTAAACTTCCAACCATCCTTCACATAGCTATCGCTATTGAATAAATCTACTGCATCTTGAAAGTCATCGTTGCTTTCAAAAAAAACATCAATATCTTTTACACGTTCACCTGAAAGGATGTTTTTAAAACATCCACCAGCAATGAATCCTTTGTGCCCTTCCATGTATTTGTCGAGCCATCTGATTTGCCAAAAGTTGTCTGGGGTGTTTTCTTTATAGTTTGTATTCATTACTCTGTCGTTTTTAAGTTTCTACTAAATTTGTCAGCTATGCGTTCTATGGTATCTGCATTTTCTTCGGAAAGCCATTCTTTAGCGACATTCCACGAAACACTTTTAGATGCTTTGAAATTATCTATGCGTGTAGAATGATGCGACAGACGTCCTTCAGTGGGCTTCAATCCCTTTTCGTGAAGTTCACACAATCCGTTATGGTAAAATATGCAGTATTCTTTGTATGCGATGGCTTGAATCATTGGAATAGGAATATCAATTACACCCATTATCATGCCAACTCCCCAAAGGGTTGGAGCCAACTTATCGGTATACCCGGCATCTATAAGCCTTTCTATATCCTGCGGAGTTCCGAGGCATGGAGTATGACATTGCATTTTACATAATGAACATTTGCATTCACATGGTTTTCTGCCTGTCTTTCGTATAATACGCTGGAGCTGAGTTTCCCTTATCAATAAACTGCACATCATTCTGTTCAATTAGTTCTTTTACTACATCATTAGCAACATGGATGCGTTTCTCCATTTCGGCAAATACTGTTTCATCCGGTAATATCCTTACGATGTGAATAGGAGTGTTTTGGAAAGGATTGTAAACAACAAAATCAGTCCATTGCGCACCAGTACACATCATGTGAGCCATACACTGGTAGAAATATTCAGGTTTGGTATCAAGCAGCGATTCGCTGTCGTATATTTCGCTTCTATACTTCATGAAAGTACTTTGAATCGGGCATTTGATTTCCAAACAGCCTTTTTCACCGGTTTCTTCATCATAATAATAGCCATCAGGGCTACTTGCGAAATACTCTATAGTAGGATGCTTACATGACCCTGTTTCAACAATATGTCGACCTGTGATTCTCTCATACAGTTCTCTGGCATTTTCTTCCTGATCTGTTCCCCATTGCATGGATTTGGTATTAATGCAGACCTGATGCAAATATTTATCAAACTCGACATCATCATTGACAACTTCAGGATTCATATCCCTTTCTGATGCAACTTGATAAATATAAGTTTTGGCTGTATCGGAGAAGTAATCAGTTCTTCCTTTTTTCATTAGCAGTCCGACCTGCGACCCGGTGAAATTACCGAGCCGCTTGCGGAACCATTCTATAGAATGTTGTGCTTCCATTACAATAATGATTTTCGGGCAGGTTTATTATTCGCGTAATCTTGAGTTTGGTTTGCAGGTTGCTCCGGTTGGGGCTGCTCTTTGACACCTGCGGCTTTTGCAGCAATATCGGCAAGCTTGCTATTTCTCGCCTCTTTACTTTCTCGTATAGGATTCATAAGCTCATCAACGGTGGTATCACCATCTTTCAGCGATTGAACCATGCCAAGCAGTAAAGCGATTTCATTAGCCTTGATTTGCTGAACGGTATGCTTTCCACATAGCTTTATCACTTCTGCTTCTGTGATGCCATATTCGTCATTGAAATAGTTTATGGCATCCGTCCTGCGTTTAATCAGTTTTTCTTCGTCAGACAAATCTCCGGTAATATACTTCTGCGCTGCTTTATACACTTTGTCAACCATAGCTCTAGGGATAACGGAGAATACAGCATTGCGGTAAGCGATGGAGTTTGCCGCATTCCCGGTTACAGTAATCATATCATCGGAGAAACGTTTTCCTTTGCTATCTACGATGTTTCTTCTCACCTCAAAAGCGGATGCTACATTTGTTTCCAAATCCCAAGCAGTGCCTCGGCTGATAATCTGCTTGTCTGTAATCTGAACCACCTTTGATTCCGTCCTCATATTCCCCCAGTTGGAAACAATGATTTTGGCAAGGTGAACTGATGGGCCAGTAATCGGTTTTCCTCCACGGGGTAGGGCATATCCGCAACTCTGCGCTGTTTCAGCATCCATAGTAGCTATTACGATTGAATTGTCAATACTACGTTTGATGCTACGAGGATATTGCTTTGCTGTAGCTACTTGCGAATCAACGTTTGCACGTTCTACGGCATCCACTTGTACGATTTGTACATCTTGCGCTTCCACTGGAAGCATTTCGTAATTCTCTAAATTCATTGCTAATAGTTTTTAATTGATTAATTCTTTCTTCCAATAAAATCCGTTACTTTTCCAGCCTTTACGTATCGAAGTGCGTATATTTCTAACATTATGACCATCTTTTCTTAATTGCCTTACAGTGTCATACTTCTTTACGAGGCGTCCGTTTTCGTCATACTTGGAATAGTAGTATTTTAGGTGACAGAACTCAGCAGACCTCTTTATCTTTTCATTCCTTGTACCGTGATTATCATTCATCTTATATGTGCACCATTCAAGATTAGAAACAATATTATTGTCTCTTACTTCATCAATATGATTAATGCAACTATAATTATTTGGATTCGGTATAAAAGCATTTGCGACAAGCCTATGAACCAATCTCACTTCTCTTGCTCCATTACGAGATAAAGAAACTTGATTATATCCATTTGTGTTTTTCCACGACTTTACACGAACCCACCTGTTTGCCTTAAAACGGATAACATTACCTAATGAGGATATTTTATAAATCCCATTGTAGTACTCAATATCTTTCCATATCTCGTTTTCTTCCATTGCTCAAATATTTTAAAGTTCAACAATATCTTGATATGCCGAGAGAGCGGCATATATTATCTTGTTCTGTTTCAAATTCATCATCTTCATAATCACGCACTTCTTTCTCCGTTGATTTTATATCTTCTTGGATGAGATTAATCACTTCCTGTTTGTAATCGCAGTTATACAATGAAACGGCTTGAAGTTCAGTCATTCTGTTAACTGCGTCAAGTTCAATATACAAGTCTTCAAGACGCGCTCTAAGCTGATTATTCATAGTATTTATCGTTAGCGGATTCTTCATTTTCAAACTCCTTATCGTGCTTTTTTATACAGAGCGACATTAGGGTGAATACGATAAACGATAAGTAGAATATCACATTAGGACTTTCTGCAAACACGACCATCGTAATAAACGATAGAACCCAAGTGGATATTATAGAACTTTGCTTCATAACTTATTGATTATTAGCTCTTTTATTTGATATAAAGTTAACTGTTTTTACTTTAAGTGCCAAACGTTAAAACATTTAAAATCAATTGCTTAACTTAGTATAACTATTTGACTTTCAAATAATCAATATTTCAAGGAAGCGTGCCTTAGCACATCATAGGCATTACAGAACCATTTACCGTTTTGCTTCTGTGTCCTTTTCTCTGCACGGATTAATCCGCTACCGATTAATTTTGTCAGCCTTGACAACCCACCGACAATATCGGCAGCTTCATCGCGCCCGAAAGTCTTGTTGTTCAATACGATTTTTAAAACATCTTCATTTAGCATAGAACTGAACTTTTATATTATTGCGTCTTTGAGTCGCTTTACTTCGATAATTTTACATGTTGTTGCGATTTTGCGTGCACGTCATCTCCATAGATTTGTATCTTTTCATTTTCTGATATATCCAAGTTCTTTGTTATCATACTATATCAATCAGGTAGTTGATGTATTTTATGTTTATTTCTCTCTGATTACAGTAATGATTTTCTCCTCTCTATTTAAAGAGGTTCTTAGGGTTATACCCATAGCAGTTGACAGACTTGTGCAGATAGATTTTACAGAAAGCATCTTTTCTATTGGAAAATCAGCAGCTTCTCCTTTTCCCAATGCTCTAATAGTAGGCATCATTTTTATTTTTTTATTTACCATAAATGTAGTTTGTTGATTTGTTTTCTTATTTTTGTATTGCAAATTTAGATATATTAATTAGAATGTAATAGAGTAAATAGTATAAAAATCTATTGTATAACATTTATTAACTTATAGCATTGCTATGGAACTACGTGAACGATTATTAGAATTTACGGTTAAGAAAGGGATTTCTGTAGCTGAATTTGAAAGAGCTTGCGGTCTCAGTAATGGGTATGTGGGTAAAATTCGAAATGCTCTTGGTAGAAGAAAACTCGAAGATATACTGTCTGCTTTCCCAGATTTAAATAAGGTATGGCTTCTCACTGGTGAAGGTAAAATGTTCAACGATACATCTTCGTATGTTGCCAATAGTGACCATCATGGGACTTCTGTAGCAGGGAATGGCAATAACGTGAATGCCACAAGTGCTTTGGAAAAAGCATTGGAAAGTCTGATGGAACAGCAAAGGCTGACTGCGAAAGCGCAAGAGCAGGTGGATAGGTTGCTGTCTTTGATGGAAAGAATGACTAAATAGAATCTTAATCATTAACAATACACTATGGAAACTTTTACATTAACTCTAACAATTGTCTGCTTGGTATTCGGAGTATTACAGATAATCTTGTTCTTCAAGGTATGGAGCATGACCAATAATGTAGAGGACATAAAGGTAATATACGAAAAGCAAAATAGTGAAGTGTTGGCGCTGCTGAAAACAATAGCATTGGAGCTAAAAGAAGCCAGACTGCGCAATAACAAAGGAGGCAAGAGTGGTGCAAAGGCGGTAGCGGCAACCGAAATCAAAAAGGAAAGCACTCCAGTGCAACCACCAAAAAAGGAACGTCCTGCTATAGATAGAAACAGTGAAGAATACCGGCGAAACATAAAGAAGTGGAATGTCTTAAAATCCCGCGGATACATAGAGCAGGCTGTAAGGGAGTATATGAAATACACCGGAGCCGAACAGGGTGAAGCGACCGGATTTATAAACAACTTACAATAATTAGGTATGGATTTCAAAGATAACATTCTACAGCTTGTAGAAAGAATTGAAAAACAAAAAGACGCCATTCAAACAGAGGAAGCTACGAAAAACGCATTTATCATGCCAATGATAGTGGCTCTCGGATATGATGTGTTCAATCCGTTTGAGGTCGTTCCGGAAATGGATTGCGACCTCACAAAGCGTGGAGACAAGATAGACTATGCGATTATGAAAGACAACAAGCCGATACTTCTTATCGAGTGCAAGCATTGTTTACAGAAACTCGACCTGCATAGTACGCAGCTCTCCAAATATTATGCGGCCTCAAACGCACGCTTTGGAGTGCTAACCAATGGGATTGAATACAGATTCTACGCAGACCTGGATAAGACTAATATCATGGATGAAAAACCATTCTTGGTGGTGAATATGTTGGATTTGTCGGATTCAGACATTGAACAGATGAAGAAATTCCATAAATCATACTATAATGAATCCGAAATTCTAAGCACGGCACAAGAACTGCAAATAACCATACAGATAAAGGAAATTCTGATAAAAAATTTCCAGTCGCCAGGAGACGAATTTACGAGGTATTTCGTTCGCTGCCTGAATGACGGCAGGTCAAATCCTAAGCTGATAGAGCAATACCGACCGATAATCAAGAAGTCTATTGCATCCGTTATAGGGAATGTGATTTCTGATAGGCTGACTACTGCGATGCAGGTTGAAGAATCCCAACCAACACAACAAGAGTTGCCTGACGGAGTAGTAGCAATAGATGAAAGACGGGGTATCGTAACCACACAGGAAGAGATAGATGCATACAATATCGTCAAAGACATCTTGAAACAATATGTGGATGAATCACGTATTCAATATATTGATTTCAAGAATTATTTCGCTATCAATCTCAATGGCGTATTCTGGTGGTGGATTTGTAGACTGTCGTTAAAACCACATAGTAAACGAATAGGTATTCCAATCAATGGCTACGGCAGTTGTGAATGGATTAAACTTGAAAGTATTGAGGATATACGCAAGCATCAAGATAAGCTAAAGATTGGATTTGATGTGGCTTTAGCTGCATACGAATATGATAAAAACAAGAGTAATAATAAGTAATTATGAATAACATTACTACTATCAGACGCCAAAGTGTAATTCAGCAGAATTACATAGGGATATGCAGTAAATGTTCCTAAAAAACAAGAAAAGCGAAGTTCATCCGCTTTTCTGCACAATCTATTACTGACATGCAATACCTATATAATGACAATAGTCATTATTCCAACTTTCCAATATATGATACCTCATACGTTTTAGCGTCTATATGGTAATAGTATTTATTTAAAAACAATAGGTTTGTATGACAAATGATGTTCGTGCGATGAAGAACAAACTCGAGGAAAGTTCTAAGGAGATTGAATACTACACAAGGGAAATGAATGAGCACCTTCGAAAGATAGAAGAGAAACATTCGCCTTTATGATGATTATTTGCCTCTTTGTCTAATGGTACAACGAGGCTTTATCATATTTGGAACGCATTAAGGATACCGCCATTGGTGCACCCGTGAAAGGGCGTTTCATAGAAT